TTGAAGACCCAAAGAAGGCAGTTCAAAGGACAGTTGATAGTCACCCTCACATTCTGGCAGCGCGTCAAGCAACGCTAGAGCTGAAAAGGACACAAATTCAACAGAAGTTAGCTAGTGAACACCCTGATTTTGGAGATATTGCTAAAGATCAGGACTTTGAAAAATCGGTTAAATCTAGCCCTGTACGCATTGAGTTGTTCAAGCGAGCCGATGCTGAGTTTGACTATGATTCTGCCAATGAATTGTTGAGCACATATAAGCAACTTCGTGGTGTTAAGAAACAGGAGAGTGATGCTTCTAACGAGGCTACACGCAAGCAAAGTCTTAAAGCTGTAGGAGTTGATGTAGGTGGTTCTGGTGAGTCATCTAAAAAGGTTTATCGTAGGGCTGACCTTATTCGGCTGAAAATGCAAGACCCAAATCGCTATGATGCATTGAGTGATGAAATCATGCAGGCATATGCAGAGGGTCGTGTTAGGTAATTTTAAACTTTAGGAGATTTAATCATGGCTTTTCCAACCCCAGCAGTAACCACAACCACAGCAGCAACCTTCATTCCTGAAATTTGGAGTGATGAAATTGTTGCCGCCTACAAGAAAAACCTTGTATTGGCAAACATCGTAATGAAGATGAACTTCAAGGGCAAGAAAGGTGACACAGTTCACATTCCAGCTCCTACTCGTGGTTCAGCATCAGCTAAAGCAGCTTCAACTGCCGTTACTCTGATTGCCGCTACTGAGACTGAAGTTCAAGTTGCTATCGACAAGCACTATGAATATAGCCGTTTGATCGAAGACATCGTTGAAGCTCAAGCCCTGAACAGCTTGCGTCAGTTCTATACTGCAGACGCTGGTTATGCTTTGGCTAAGCAAGTAGACTCTGACTTGGTTCAATTGGGTCGCTATTTCAATGGCGCTACAGTTGGTACTAACGACTACGCTACTGCTGCTTCTAGCACTAAGGCTTACATCGGTTCTGATGGTACAACTGCTTATAACAGCTCTACCTCTAATGCCGCTGCTTTGACTGATGCTGCTATTCGCAGAACCATTCAGCGTTTGGATGACAACGACACTCCTATGGATGGTCGCTTCTTCATCATTCCTCCTTCAAGCCGTAACACATTGATGGGCTTGGCTCGTTATACTGAGCAGGCTTTCGTTGGTAATGGCGATGCGATCCGCAATGGTGAAATCGGTCAACTGTATGGTATCCCCGTGTTCACAACAAGCAATGCTGACTTTGGTGCTGGTAACTCTGGTACTGACCGCATCTGCTTGATGGGTCACAAGGACTCTATGGTTCTGGTTGAGCAAGTTGGTGTTCGCTCACAAGTTCAGTACAAACAAGAGTACTTGGCTACTCTGTTCACATCTGACACTTTGTATGGCGTGAAAGCCATGCGTACTGCCGCTACAACTGGTGCAGCTTTGTCTTCCAGCGCTTACGCTCTGGCAGTTCCAGCCTAATAGTTGCCTTTCCCCTCGCCTTCTGGTGGGGGGATTTTTTCTTAATCTAGGAGGAATCTAATATGGCAACCGCATCATCGGTAACATCTCGCAGAGGCAACGATCAATTCCGTGGCATTTTCAGCGACACATGGGTAGTTAAAGCTACTTTAGACGCTGGTTCACTGGTTGATGGTGCAGGCGAGACAGACGACATCACAATCCCTGGCGTAGCTTTGGGCGATATAGTCATTGGCACATCTTTGGGTGTGGATTTGGTTGGTTTGACAGTTACAGGCTATGTCTCTGCTGCAAATACAGTCAAGTTCCGTATTCAAAATGAGTCTGGCTCAACTGTAGACTTGGCTTCAGCAACACTCCGTGTTGTCGTAGCTCGCATGGTCTAATAAAGAGGGGGCTAAAAACCCCCTTTTTTACGGAGAATATATGGCTACTTATCGTTGTCTTCAAAGCGGTCAAACTGTGACTTTTACTCTTCAGCATGATATTGATAGCATGAAGGGGCATCAAGGTTATGTCAGAATTGATATAGAAGAAGTTGAGAATAACGATAAGCCGCTAGTGTTTGCTCCACCAACCCCTATCAAAAAGGCTGGCAGGCCAAGAAAGGTAGCAAATGTCTGAGATTGATCCGAGAGAATTCGGCAAACTTGAAGCTCAAGTTGAGGCTCTCCAAAATGAAGTTCATGCCTTGCGTCAAGACATTAAAGCCCTTTTAGAGATGGCTAATAAGTCTAAGGGCGGTATGTTTGTCGGCATGGCTATTGCATCGCTTGTAGGCGGTGTTATCTCATTTATTGCCACAAAGGTGATCCGATGAAACTTCTATCTGGCGAGACTTGCCCAATTTCCACTCAGGATATTCAAATTAACCTGAAAAACAGGAATAACGCCTTTAAAAAGTTTGGTTATGGCCCGCCAAATCCCAATGAAGCCAATGACGCTTTTTGGTTGAAAAAGGCAAAGATGTATAACGCTCCTACTGCTACTGTCAAAGGTATGCGGTGTGGCAATTGTGCCGCCTTTATTCAGACCCCTAAGATGATGGAGTGCATCAAGTCTGGACTGGAAAAAGATGAGGAAGGCTTGTCTTATGACGATAATTTCATCAAAGCGGCTAACTTAGGTTATTGCGATTTGTTTCAATTCACTTGTGCAGCGGCCCGCACTTGTGATGCTTGGAAATCAGGTGGGCCAATAACCAAGGAAAAACCATGAAAAAAGCTGCAGCCGCCAAGAAAATTGGTAAGGTTATGGGTGAATATAAGTCTGGAAAACTCCACTCTGGCTCTAAAAAAGGCCCTGAAGTTACTTCACGCAAACAAGCCATTGCTATTGCTTTGTCAGAGGCAGGCAAGTCTAAGCCAAAGAAAATGAAATGAAATCTCCTACTTGGCAAACAAAAGCTGGAAAAAACCCCAAAGGGGGCTTGAACGCCAAGGGTAGAGCATCTTATAATGCAGAAACAGGTGGTCATTTAAAGCCACCAGTAAAGTCGGGCGACAACCCTCGAAGGGCCTCCTTTTTAGCACGCATGGGCAATATGCCTGGGCCTGAGATGAAAGATGGGAAGCCTACCCGACTCCTCTTATCTCTGAAGGCTTGGGGTGCATCGTCCAAGGCAGACGCTAAAGCTAAAGCAAAAGCGATCTCAGAGAGGAATAAGAAATGACAACCTATTTGCAAGCAGTAAACGATGTGCTTGTTCGCCTGCGTGAAGAGGAAGTCTCTACTGTTTCCGAAACAAACTATTCTGCATTGATTGGCAAGTTTGTCAACGATGCTAAGCGTCAAATTGAAGATGCTTATGAATGGAATGTTCTTGGCACAACAGTAACTCTGACTACAACTGCTGGTACTTATTCCTATTCAATGACTGGTGCAGGACAGAAGTTCCGTGTCCAAGATGCAATCAATTCAACTAGCAAGATTTCAATTGAGAACATTCCGTTCGCCAATATGAATCGCTTTTTGAACTTTGGAACACCATCTCAGTCTATTCCAATGTATTACTGTTTTGATGGCGTAGATTCTAACTACGACACCAAGGTTACATTGTTCCCAATTCCTGACTCAACTTATAGCATTAAGTTCAGTTTAATCGTTCCTCAAGCAGTTTTGACAAGCGACAGTACAGTTATTGCTGTGCCTGCTGAATTGATTGTTCAGAACGCTTATGCAAGGGCTTTGGTTGAGCGTGGTGAAGATGGTGGACTGAACTCTTCAGAGGCTTATCAGTTATATAAGTCTATGTTGTCAGACTATATTGCGACAGAAGCTACTCGCTATCCTGAATTTGGCTCATTTGAGGCGATTTAATGGCTCAAGCTATACAAACCTTTAGCATCTCTGCGCCAGGCTTTTATGGCCTGAATACGCAGGATAGCCCATTGGATTTAGCATCTGGCTTTGCTCTAGTTGCTACCAATTGCGTGATTGACCAATATGGTCGTGTTGGCTCTCGTAAAGGTTGGACAAAGGTTAATTCATCTACTGGCAACTTAGGCTCTAACGATGTTGGAGTTATCCATGAGTTAGTTCAGACTGATGGCACATTGACTGTTTTGTTTGCTGGCAACAATAAGTTATTCAAACTTGGTTCTGCCAATGCAGTTACTGAGTTGACTTATGGTGGTGGCGGTACTGCTCCTACGATTACTGCTAATAACTGGCAATGTGCATCATTGAATGGCATTACTTACTTCTTTCAAAGTGGTCACGATCCATTGATTTACGACCCTGCAGTAAGTACAACTACTTATCGCAGAGTAAGTGAGAAGTCTGGTTATGCAGGAACTGTACCTTCTGGTAACTTGGCTATCTCTGCTTTTGGTCGTTTGTGGGTTGCAAATAGCACTTCTGACAAAACAACAGTAACTTTCTCTGATTTGCTAACTGGTCACATTTGGACTGGCGGTACTTCTGGTTCTTTAAATGTCAACCAGATTTGGCCTAATGGTGCTGATGAAGTTCAGGCATTGGCTGCTCACAATGGATTCTTGTTTATCTTTGGTAAGCGTCAAATCTTGGTTTATCAAGGCGCTACGACTCCATCAACAATGTCTTTGTACGACACCATTGGCGGTATTGGTTGTTTGGCTAGAGATTCTGTTCAGACAACTAGCTCTGATGTGATTTTCTTGTCAAATAGTGGTGTTCGTTCATTGATGAGAACTATTCAAGAAAAGTCTGCTCCAGAGCGTGATTTATCTAAGAATGTTCGTAATGACTTGATGACATCTGTTGCTGGTCAAACATTGGCAAACATTAAGTCTGTGTATTCTGAGCGTGAAGGTTTCTATCTGCTCACGATGCCAACATATAAGTCTGTTTACTGCTTTGATACAAAAGTTCAGTTACAAGATGGCTCATCAAGAGTAACAACATGGGATTCTATTGAGCCTAAGTCATTCTTGTCACGCAGAAATGGTGATCTTTACATTGGTAAAACTGGCTATATCGGTACTCATACTGGATATCTTGACGATACATCTAGTTATCGTATGTTGTACTACACAAACAATGCAGACCTTGGTAATGTTAATCAGACTTCTATTTTGAAGAAGATTTCTGCTGTTGTAATTGGTGGCACTAATCAGACAGTCACTATTAAGTGGGGATTTGACTTTAAGAGCAACTACTTGAGTGCAAATGCAACTATTCCACTTCAAGGTGTTGCTCAGTATGGCATCTCTGAATATGGAGCAAATGCAACAACCATTGCTTACTATTCTGATGGTATTGCTCTAAATACTTTGACAGTATCAGCAAGTGGTTCAGGCAAGGTTGTTCAAACTGGTTATGAACTTGTTATCAATGGAGCGCAGTTGTCGATCCAGAAAATTGAAATCCAAGCTAAGAATGGAAAAATAGCATGAGCGATTACACTAAAAGTACAGACTTTGCGTCTAAGGATAATCTAACCTCTGGCAATCCTTTAAAGATTGTCAAAGGTACTGAGATTGATACTGAATTCAACAATATTCAGACTGCTATTGCAACTAAGTTAGATTCTTCTAGTGCTCCTAGCGGAACTATTGTTGGCACTACAGATACTCAAACTCTCACAAACAAGACTTTGACAAACCCAACTATCAACAATTATGTTGAAGGTGTTGTGTCAATTGGGACTGTTACAAGCTCAAATACTTTGTCTTTGACTAGTGGTACTGTTCAAACTGCCACTTTGACTGCTTCTACTGCTTGCACATTCACAATGCCAACTGCTACTGCAGGAAAGTCTTTTGTGTTGTTGCTTAAACAAGCAGCAACTACTGGTGGCGGTAGTGCAACATTTACTGGTGTTAAGTGGAATGTTCTTAGTGCTCCTACTATTACTACTACAGCAGGAAAGATGGACATTCTGACTTTCATTTCTGATGGTACAAATTGGTATGGCTCTTATTCACAAGGTTACACACCATAATGTTTGCAGCAATTAATACTTTCTTAGCTGGTACTAGTGGTGCAGGGCAACAGGCTTATACAACGCCTGGAACTTACACATGGACTTGCCCTGCTCATGTAACTTCTGTTTCAGTAGTTTGTGTTGGAGCAGGAAGTGGTGCATCTGGAAGTTTAGGCGGTGGAGATAGAGGTTCTGGCGCTGGCGGTGGTTTAGGTTATATCAATAATTATTCTGTAACACCTGGAAACAGTTATACAGTTGTTGTTGGTGCTGGCGGTGCTGGTGGCTCAAGTGATGGAGTTACATATCAGACTGGCGGTGATGCTGGCGGTAATTCTTACTTTGTAAATACATCAACAGTTTGTGGTTTTGGTGGTGGCGCTAGTACTCCACAAAATCCTGCTGTAGCCTCAACTGGTGGTTCATATACTGGTACTGGGTGGCTCAGGCGGTAATGGCAATGGCGCTGGTGGTGGAGGTGCTGGTGGATATGCAGGAAATGGTGGCGCTGGTAGTAATGTTTCAGGCAATGGCTCAGCAGGATCAGGTGGTGGCGGTGGCGGTGGTGCTGCTCGTACCTTATCATCAAGTCAAGCAAATGGTTCTGGTGGTGGTGTAGGTATTTTTGGTCAAGGATCAAATGGTGCTGGCGGTACTACAACCACTAACGATCTTGCTGGCAAGGGTGGCTCTAATGGTTCAGATGGTTCTATTGGTGGACAAGACCCTGGCCCCAATGGTGGTTCTTATGGCGGTGGAGGTGGCTCTCCTTGGTATGGTTCTGGTGGTGGAAACACAGCAGGATCAGGCGCTGGCGGTGCAGTAAGGATTATTTGGCCTGGTGATAAGCGTACATTCCCAAGTACAGCAACAGGCAATATATAAGGAAGCAAATCATGGCAGTCGATCAAAAAATTATTGATAACCTAGTTAAGCAAATTCTTGCTTCTAGCGACTCATCTAAATGGCAGGGTGAGGGCAAAGGCTCTCCTCAAGCTAATGCTGCTGAGATGGCTCGTATTCTTGCCAATGCAGGCATTACTGACATTAAGCAATTTGGTGTTAAACAAATTGATGTTCCTGAAGTTAGTGGTGAAGGTATTTATGAGGCTGCTCATAAACAAAATGTTTACTACAACAAAGATACTGGTCAAGAGTTAGAAAATACTTATGGCGAGCGTCAAATTGGTAACTTTTTTGGTGGCACTTATCAAGGTAAAGGAAATACTGGTTTTGGTGTAGCTTTTGATGCTCAAGGTAATCCTCAGTTTTATACAACTGCTGCATCAAGTTCTGATTTAACAAAAGATACTCTTATTGCTCTTGGGGTAATGGGTGGTATTGGTGCGCTTACAAGTGGTGTTGGTGCTGCAGGAACAGAAGGATTAATAAGTGGCGGTACAACTACTGGAACAGAAGGACTGTTAAGTGGTGGGGCTTCCGCAGGAACAGAAGGCGTATTAACTGGTGGAGCTACTACAGGCACAGGAGTAACAGGAGCCAGTACTACTGGTGGATTATTAACTGGCACAGGAGAAACTGCAGTAACTGGCATGGGTACAGGTACTGGTATTACTTCAGGTTCTAGTGGATTAGGCTTAAGTACAGGAACATCTGGATTAGGTGTAAGCGGTACTGGAGCGGGAATTACAACTGGTGCTGGCTTAACAGGAACTGGTGTTTTAACTGATTCTGCATTGGGTACAGGATTGTTAGGAACATCAGGAACTGGAGCTTTAACAGGTACTGGAATTCTTACTGGTTCTGATTTGGGTACAGGATTATTAGGTACTGGTTCTGGAACTGCAGTTACTACTGGTGGCGTTACTGGTTTAACTGAAACAACAAATTTAGGTAAAGGCGCTTTAACTACTGGCGTAACTGATGGAACTACTGGCGTCACAGGAGGAACTACTGGCGGCACTACTGGTGGAACAACTGGAGGTACTACTGGAGGGACTACTGGAGCTGGAACTGGTGGTGGATTACTTAGTGGATTATCAAGTGCTGATCTTGCAAAATTAATTGCTGGCGGTTTATCTACTGCTGGTGGATTGCTACAGCAACAAACATCTAAAGAGGCCGCTCAAGCTGCACAAGCTCGAATTGATGCAGAGACTGCTGCTGCTAAAGAAGCTGCTCAGTTCCGTCCTATTGGAATGACAACTCGATTTGGCACTTCTAACTTTAAATATGATCCTGTAACTGGTCAGATGGTAAGTGCAGGATATGAATTGTCTCCAGAAGCCAAAGCTCAACAAGATCGTTTGATGGCCTTGTCAAATGCTGGCTTGACACAAGCAGAACAAGCACAAGCTCAATTTGCTCCTTTGCAAACAGGCGCTCAGAGTTTGTTTAATCTCGGCAACAAGTATTTGGCTCAGACTCCAGAAGAAGTTGCTCAGCGTTACATTACTCAACAAATGAACTTGTTACAACCAGGTCGTGAACTTGAGTTGGCTAACTTGCAGAACAAACTGCAACAACAGGGTCGTGCAGGGTTAGCAGTTGCTCAAGGTGGTAACTATGGCGCTACAACACCTGAATTGCAGGCTTTGTATAACGCTCGTGTAATGCAAGAAGCTCAGTTGGCGGCTAATGCTCAACAAGCTGGTCAACAACAAGTTACATTTGGTGCAGGACTTCTTGGTCAAGGCGCTGGCGCTATGGGTCAGTACTATGCAGGCCAACAAGCGGCTTATGCACCATACACTACTGCTATGGGTCAAGTTCAAAACTTGGAAACGCAAGCTCAACAACCTCTTAATATGAGCACTCAACTTGGTCAAATTACTTCAAATGCAGGCGCAAGAGTTGGTCAACTTGGATTGCAAGGTGCTGATTACAGTACAAAATTGGCAACTGGTTCTGCAATGACAACTAATCCGTATGCAACAGTATTGTCTGGATTAAGTGATCCAAACTCAACAATTAGTCAAGGCATTGCTGATTACATTAAGAAAAATTGGGGTTAAGGAGAAACAACATGGCAGATATTATTCCTAGCTTATTCGGGTTGACTCCTGAACTTTATAACCAACAACAACAGATTGGAGCAATGAGTCGTGGTGCTCAGTTGGCTCAAATGTCTCCAGAGGCTCGTGGTGCGGCTATGACCTATGCAGGAGCTGCTGGTCTTGGTCGTGGTATTGGTGGAATGTTGGGTGCTGAAGA